TCAACATCGAGATAATCACCGTGATGAGTGAAGATAAAATTATAAGCATTAGGATATATCGCAGGTACGTAATACATTCGAGATAAATCCTTAGTCTGTCCATCTCCCACCATGCCAAATTCAGTGTTGAGTGCAAACCAAAAGTGTCTGATTTCCCGATCCCCAACAGATCGCGTAAGTGGAAATACGAGACGGAACTTAGGCGCATCCCGTGTACTGCTAGCAGTAGAATAACAAATGAAATAAGTGGTAGGATATAAACGAGCCAGTTCACTTTCAAGATCTCCATCATAAGTTGCATTATCAACATCAAGAGCAGCCCAGCCTGCCCATTCGATTACATTAGCATTTGCCCGAGTAGTATCAGGTCTATAGACTGCTGGTGAGATTAGCGGTGAAGCTTTGTTAGTAAACTCACCACGCTTAGCCTTATATCCTTTAAGAGTTGACAGATGATAGAGTGACTTTTCAAATTGTTCAAATGTTTCAAAGTCAACACGTGTATCTGTCTTATTGTCAAAGATAGACTTAAAGACGGTGAGTGAGTACATTACTCAAATACCTTTGCGATTAAACCAACATTATCTGCATGAGTTGGAGCAGTCCAACCTTCTGGTTTAATTAAATCTGGAAGACCAAGAGGATTAGGACGACTTGCTTTAATACCAACTTCTTTCTCCATGTTTTTCTGATGTACACGACACCATGCAGTATAAGCATTAACATCATATGCATCTAGTGTACCAATAGCAACCACACATAAATCAATCAATGCATCTACAACATCATCTGCATTTGTAGCAGATTTTAATTCATCTAGTTCTTCTTGCAAAAAGTTAGCACGAAATTCCAAAAACTTCTTAAGCTTTTCATTATCAAATTCACGAACAACAGAATTGACACCAAACTTTTGGTGCATATTTTGCATATCTTTTACCCAATCTGTACTCATATTATATCTCCAAAATTAAATTGTAACACATTCACGTTTAAAAGTTAAATCCATCACCGGCTTGTTTCATCCTTTTACCAAATTCACCTTTATCAAATACTGGTCCAGAATCTTGACCTGAATCTGCAATATTAGATTGTGCAGAATCTTCAACATCATATAGTTTCATGCGAGAGCGGTCCACACCGATAACGAAACGCTTATAGTAAGAAGGATCATTGTAACGATTCTTAAGTTGTTTAACCATGAGTTGGTTGAGGTTTTCCAACTCTTCGGTACTAATAAGAGCAAACATAAAGTCAACAGTTGCGGGAAGACCAAAAGATTCAGAAGTATCGGTAAGATCGACGTCAGTGTTATCATAGCCACCTCGAGTAGTTTGTGTTGCAGAAAGAACAGGTACATTATATTCTACAGCCAGACCACGAAGTTCTTCTGCAATAGATTTAATGTAAGTATATGAATTCACACCAGCACCATGTTTCATGCGAGATGAAGAACAGATGTTAAGATAATCAATTACAATTGCATCGGGAGTAAAGTTACGTTTCATCTTTAATTCTTCTAGCAGAGATTTAAAGTGACCAGCATGAGCTGCAGCAGTTGGATATTCTTTTACAATTAGTTTGCCAGCAGTCTTCTTAATGATCTTACCAACGCGAGTTTCGTAAATATCTTTGTCAACTTTGCTAAGTTCTTCCATTGTCATATTTAGAAGGTTTGCATCAATACGTTCTGCAATACGTTCTTCTGCCATTTCCAATGTGATATACAATACGTTCTTACCTTGCATAAGAACTGATGATGCATAATGACACATAAACAATGACTTACCAACACCAGTGCCGGCAAGAATCATGTTTAGAGTTTTACGCGGTAGACCACCTTTGGTAATCTTATTGAATAGCTCAAGATCAAACTCAAGCTTTTCTTCTTTGCGATTATAGAACTCAAATCGAGATGCAAAGTCTTCAAGATAATCATGACCAATTGAACTATCAAACGACACAGCAAGTGCATCAGATAGCATTGATGGAATAGCATCTTCGGTAAATTTAGCATTCTTACCTTCAATGATTTCAAACGAATCAATGATTGCATTATAAACAGCTTGCTTCTTACAAAAGCTTTCTGTATTACTTAGCAACCAAGTTTCGTTATCAGTCTTAAAGTCAAGATCATTGATGTATTTTTCTATGCCATCAATTTGATCGCGATGAAGTTTACGCTTACTAATCTGAATTGCAAGAATATCAAGTGATGCTGGTTTATTATACTGTGTAAAGAAGCTGAGCACTTCTTCTGCAACAATTCTTTCGAATTGATCGTTGAAGTACTCAGGCTTAATGAAAGGAACTACCTTACGGCAGTACTCCTCGTTGTGTATCAAGTTTGAGAGAATCGTCTTCTCTAGTTTTGCTGTCATCAATATATCCAAGTTTATCGGTTTCTAAACCATAATAGAGTAATTCTACTATGAAGTCACCGAGTTCTTTTTCAAAAGCAATCTTATCATAATCTTTCTTATCATCTGGTACATCATGTATATGATACTCAAAACCAAGTTTCAATTGATCTTCTTGTTCATTAAATGATACATCACTATAAGAAAAAATAATTCCTGCAAATGGTCCTTCGGTGAGAACAAGGGCGTGTAGATCGCCCTCGATTGAAGTTTTACCTAGTACCTTATGCGGACGTAGTTTCGTCTTCATATGTTTCCATTTCTTCTAGAATCTCATGATCACTAATAATATCGCCGTGAGAAACCTGATAGTTTTCTTTTACCCAATTACGAAACGTTGCATCCATAAGAATAGAACCCCAGAACTCTTTGCTTTCAGTATCTTTTAAACGATACTTCTTTTCTTCAACTTCACCAGTAGCAAAATCTACTTTAGAGTACCAACCATTGCTTGGCTTTACTACATGCTTGGATTCTAGTGCCATGTCTAAAAGACCAGACCATTTGCTTAAGCCACCTTCGTACTTAACGCAAACTGGAATCTTAGATTTTTCACGAACATAACGAGACTTTTCAACGTTAATAATGAAGTTATATCCAATGATGTCGGTACCATCTTTTTCTTGTTGACGTCCTAAGATAAAAATGTTATCTGCAGAAAGATAAACACCAGTGCCGCCAGAAACAATTGCCTTTGGATACAAGCCTTGTTCCATATAGATGTGATTAACAGCTACCATTGGAATATCAAGACGATTCAAATAAGGAGTAATCATGCGAAAGATAGATTTCATCTGCTTTGCACGAGACATATCTTGAACAGACTTACCTTCAATAGCATCTTCCATTTCTTTCTTAGAAGACATATTACCTAATGAGTCTACTACAAAGATAACACGATCACCACGATCTAGATTTTCAAGTTGTTTAATACAATCAAACTTAAATTCTTCCATATTCATTACTGGAACGTGAAGAATTCGATCTGTATCAATCTGCAATGAACTGAAGTATGCAGTTGGAGTACCAAACTCACAATCATAGAAAATCATCACTGCATCAGGATATTTGTCCATGTAGGACTTAGCCATGATTAGTGAGAACATTGATTTAAAGTGTTTAGATGGACCACACCATAGTGTAAGTCCTGGGACAAATCCGCCGTCAAGTTCGCCGCTTAAAGCAACGTTCATTGCAGGAATTGAGGTTTGAATCATGTCCTTCTTGGTGAAGAACTTAGACTGTGACAGAATTGCTGAGTCTTTGATTGTTGTGTTTTTCTTAATCTTATCTAGTAAGCTCATAGTGTTTCCTTATATGCGTAGTATTAATTTATTATATCACAGTGCATGATAAAAGGACAATCAAGGATTTGACTTATGATGTGGAACGTCAAATACAAAAGTGATGCGAACGCAATCTCCAGTATTTCTAGCTCCATGTTCAAGCTTGTTATCAAACCACAAAAGTGTTCCAGGTTCAACAATAACAGATTCATCTCCTACAGTGTATTCATATGTACCTTGAATTGAAAGATGATAGCGATCACGTGTTTGATAATAGCTTCCTATATCAATGTGCTTGCCAACAACTCCTCCAACCGGCAGTGATAAGAATCCACATCGGTCATGATTATGAAAGTGTCGTTTCAAAAATCGTATAACTTCGGTGTGACGATAGTATGCTGGAGTAGGCTTACAAAATTCGCTGTCGCCAACATACTGATCGATGCTTGTGACTACACCCATAATAAGTTGAAGCACACCAGCCTCAACTTCAGGGAATCCATAATTCAATAACGAGTCAGCACCTTTAACTTTTTGCTGACCTCCCCAATCTTCAGAAAATTCTTTAAGTTGATTTAAAATCTTATTGACTTTAAGATCAGTTTTAATAATACGAATATTATCCAAAGAAGTTCTCCAATGACGCTTCGTCTTCTGCTTTCCATCCAATAGCATTTAAGATGATTTTAGCAGGATCTAGAAACGATTTTTCAAATTGAGTTGTGTTATCAATATAACGATGTAGTCCAAATTCAGGTGGTAGAACTTGCGAAAAGGCAATTACGTCTTGACGCATTGGGTTCTTAGGATCAAGATAAATGTACTTAATCTTCTCACCTTCTTTGATAGCTTCATATTTATTCTCAAGTTTATGCTGCTTGAGTAAGTTATTGTATAAGATAGCTGCTCTAGAATTAATTGGTGTACCTTTTCTATAAAGAGTTTTGCTATCCATATATTTCTTCAACGACGAGACACCACGTGGGAAAGCCTTCTCTTCTGGCGGAAGAGCGTCAAAGGTATTCCTAAAGCTTTGTATGTATTGTTGAGTTTGTTTCTCTGTGCCCGAAATGAGAATCTGAAAAAGTTCTTCAAAAGCCTCTCTACACGGCGCCGGAGTAGACGATTTGATTGCCTCGATGCCCATAATTTTGAGCTTTGGTTTTGCATAACGAACTCCTTCATTGTCCCATACATTTAAGATATATCGTTTCTTTGCTGTCCAGATTCCACGATCACATATACTTTCACGCTTCATGCTAATACGCTGCTTATGAGCGTTACAGTTTTCTTTTAGTTCTTTAAATGCAACATCAAGAACATCTTTTTCAATCTTAGCACAAACTTTATCAAGAAAGTCAACTTTCTTTTCAGTAGTTCCATCAGAAATAACTTTATCGACTAGATCACCTAATCCTACATAAACAGAATCAGTATCAATCGCAATAACATAATCTTTATTATTGTTTAGAGTTTTATTTAAGAAAGCATTAACGTGTTGTTCTGCGTACTTAATAATGAACTGACCAGTGATAGTAATACCTTCTGCAATTTCCATTGTGAAGTAGCGAAAGTACTTATTGCCTAGTGCACCATACAATGAGTTCAAAAGAATCTTAATTGCAAGTTGTTGATTTTCAAAGTGACCAATATCACGTTCAATGCGATATACTTCTGCTTTGTTATCTTTGTTACATGCTTCAAGTTCTTTCTTTGATTCAAGCATTCTTTTCTTGATGACTGTGCGTTCAGCATACATTTCTTCAATAATCTTTGGCATAAATCCTTGCTTCTCATTAGAGAAGTATTGACCTGTTGCAGCCATAGACATATTGCGAGTGTTCTTATATCCTGCTAACATTTTATCTACAGTGATGTTAGGTTCAACAACACCTTTCATAATTGTTTCAGGACTCATGTTCCATTGCACAATGATGTTAGGATAGAGTGAGTTCACATCAAAAGATGCAACCCAATCATGTACACCACACTGCGGTTCTTTAACATAGCCACCTTCATAATCAGATTTGAAACTATCATTGTTTGGTGGAACAATAATGTTTTGTTCCATTAGAGTTCTATGAATTAAAGAATCCCAGATGCCTACAGTTCCCATTGTATCAGAATAGTTTACACCAGCTTTATACGCCATTGTCATTGTTAGCGTAATCATAGCAATCTTGTCTTCCATTCGATCAACAAGATCTACGTCTTTAATGTTATAGTCAATAAACTTTTGATGATCAGTTTGATATAGAGTATGAAGTGTTCCATCATACGCAAGTTTACGATCACCAAGAACAACACTAGCAATGTGATCTAAGCGATATGATTCTTGCGGACCAAAGGAGTATCCAAACTTTTGAAAGATATCCATGTAATCAATTTGTGCAATACCAATGATGTCATAGATTTGAACCATTCCCTTCTTCATAGTAACCATACGTTCTTCAACGAGGCCCCAAGGAGATAGCTTCTTTACTTCATCTTCACCAAGAATGCGATTGATACGATTAACAAGATATGGAATATCGAATGTACGAATATTCCAACCAGTGAATGCATCAGGACATGTATGTTCTTCATGCCAAAACTTTACAAGTTCACGTAGCAATGCTGCTTCGTCTACACACTTCATGTAACGAACTTGCTTTTCTTTCATGATTGTTTTGCTTACATCATAATCTCCTAGAGCCCATACAAAGTATGTGTCTAGAACACTATCCAAAATTGCAATGGATATTACTGGATGCTTGGCTTCATCTGGTTCTGGAAAGCCTTCATCTGAAGCAACCTCAATATCAATGTTATGAATACGAATCTTATTACGTTCAAACTTGATTTCACCAGGAAATTCTTCAGCGATGAATTGAGCGATGTAGTTTGTGTTGCCGTAGATCTTAAAGTTTTCTACGTCTTTGTATTTTTCAATAAACTCTTTTGCATCACGCATTGAGTCCATTTTAATAGCATCTACATTAGTGCCATCGAGTGCGGTGAATTTAGAGTTGCCTTTACCTTTGACGTAGAACGTAGGTTTGAATGCAATCTTTTTCTTAATTCTTCGACCGTCTTGATAACCTCTGTATAAGAGATTGTTGCCGTAGCGCGAGATATTAGTATAGAATTTCATAGCACAAATAAAAACAGGATATAGTAATTATATCCTGTTTACGATTAGAAGTACACTATTATTGAATAATAGATTGCGGCATTTCAGCTGCAGAAGCAACTATAATTCCAGATCCAAAAATTCTATTATACTCGTTAATCATTTTGATATCAAGTTCCATTTCACCTGCTACAAAATTTGTATAGATTAGAACCTTGTTATCTTTTGCATATGGAGCGAATGGAGCAAAAGCTGCACCGACTCTACCATCTTGTGTTTGCTGCATAATGATTTGAGCTGGGTTATTGAAAGTATAACCATTGCTATCAACTTCGACATCTGCAATAATGTCTTCACCACTTGTAAGTCTGTACACTTTTACTGTCATAATATTCTCCGTGTTAAATCATTCCTCGACGTACCAAAGTTTGGATACGATGTTCAAGGTCGGCATGGTTGACACTATCAGCAAGATATTCTTCAATTTCTTTTCGATAGTCAACTGTAAAGGTTTTTGAAACCCAATCCCAGAATTCTTTCATTTTACTTTACCGCTTTTATATTTCTTAAATTCGATAAGGTGTGAATTGAGCTTGCTCAATAGAAGATTAAAACTTTGAAGCAATTTCATCTTTTTCTTCCTCTGTTAAGAACGACTTCTGACCTTTAGTTTTAACTTGTACTTTCTTTGGCTTAGACTGATCAGGAACTAAACGCTCAAGAGCAATCTTTAGCATACCATTAAAGAGTTCAGCGTCTTTAACTTCAACATGATCATCCATAGCAAATGATCGTGTGAATGCACGATTGGCAATACCTTTGAATAAGTAATTATCAGATTCATTCTCGTTAGAGATGTTTCCACGAATTACTAATTTGCCTCCATCGATTTCGATGTCGATCTCACTTTGCGCAAAGCCAGCAACTGCTAGTTCTACAACATAAGTATTATCACCAGTCTTACGAATATTATATGGAGGATAGTTTGGAATGTTCTTGGTTACGTCGTCATGCAGTTTCTGAATGCGACCTAATTGCTCGTCAAATCCAACAAAGAATTTTTCAACGTCTTTGAGTTGTGGAATTTGAGACCAAGATGGCGGGATAAATTGCTTGTTCATAGTTTCTCCTATTAAGCGAGTTTAAAAAATGATACCCCGAAGGCGTATCTGCTGGTTACTTTATCCAGCGCCTACTAACGCGAGGCAGTTCAATTGCTCGGACGCCCAGATAGAAAGTAAGACAATCTATCCTAACCGTTTACGTCTACGGTCCTAAGGTGGATCGTGGCAGTTATTTACTAGGATGCCGCCTAGTTCCCATCCCTGGGGTGTGCTTATTCAGCAGCTGGAACAGCCTGTTGTGCTTGCTCCAACTCTGCAAGTTGTGGTTGAGCTTGTTCACGCATTTTGGTGATCAAACCTGCAACTGTTTCAAAAGGTGCTTTGCCTAGAGCTGCAAGAACTAGGTTAGCTTCGTCAAGGGTCAATTCAAATTTTAGCATGGTTACTCCATTTATTTCGTTGGTTTTTTGCCAATATTATACTTGGCGGTTAGTGTCCAGTCAGCTTTCTCTTTAAAAGAGACAACCTTAATCTGAGACAAGGATACACGTTCTTCTGCTTTTGACGGAACAACGATTTTTAACAATCCCCAATCTGATAACAGATTAGCGATAGTATTTCTGCGTTCAATATCTCCTAAAGTAATATTTGCTTCTTTTCCGTCGAGCGCAAATAATTCTTTGAAGTGAACAATAAAGTACCGACCTTGCTTATGCAATATATGGCATGATTGGTACAGCGTTTTATCTTTTCTGGAGGCAACGCCAATGCGTGTTAGAGTTTCACGAACCTTTAAGAAATTATCTGGTTCAGGCAACGTCACTTCAAGCATTGAATCTGGCGACCAATCGTAATATATTAATTCTACAGTCATTTCACAAATCCTTGTTTTTCTTTATTGTCATAATATCGAATTAGACCATAGTATTTATACGCTCAACGTCCTCCAGTTTTGTATTTCTCCTGTAATTCTTTAATTTGTTTTTCAGTAAGAAGCTCTAAAGCTTGTGCAGCTTTCTGTGCAGAATATTCATACTCTCTCATGACAAGAGCAAGTTGATCAGAGTTTTGATCACGCTTATGCCACTTTGAGAAACGTTTCTTCTTTACAATTCCATTAAGATAAAAGTCAAATTGCCAATTCTTTGGAATACTTGCGTGCGCATTCATTTCATTTGCAAACATAATCGTATCTGGAAAATAAGATAGTCCACGATTAATCATAAAAGGAACGTAATCTTTTTCAGTATGAGGATCTTCTTTAATAAGATCCTTCTTAGTATCATTGATTGCGTTTAAAAAATCAAAGAAGCTCATCGTGCTTTTAGTTTCTCTAAGTCTTCAGGAGTTGCATTAAATCTTTTACCTGGAAATTTATCATTAAGAATATCTTCTAACTTATTCATAGTTTCTCCATGAGCTAAGTATGATCCATCTTCTTTTCT